TAATTACAATAATTAAGTGTCAATATCTATATATTAGATTCCAACTGTTGCTATTCTCATAAATCTTCTTTGTTTTTAATGTTTAATTCTGGGAAAAATTCTAGAATATGTTTAGTATTTTCTTCTGAATATATAAAATCTTCCACATGTGAAACATAAACATTTTCAGTAGGCACACTAGGAAATTCTAATCTTAATCTTTTAGATAAATCTATAATTTTATCAATATCATCTTTATACCAATCCGCACATACATCAACAGATGATGAAAACAATAGAGACTCCAATATTAATTTTAATTCTTCTTCTGAAACTTTTAAATTAAACATTAAAATAATATAACATCATTTTAATATAAGTCAACTTTAATTGAAGCTATTTTCTGGAAAATTTGAAACGTTACTGTCTAATAATGATTGCAATGAAGATTCTGCTTCTTTTGGAGAAGTTTCTATTTTAGATTCTATGTCTGCTAAATCATTTCTTTTATTCGTATCATCTTTATATGCTAAAATTAATGCTTTTTGAACCATCAAAAGCAAGGCTTTATATTTTTCCTCGTTCAAATCAATAGTTTCCTCTGTAGGCAATTCTGATTGCATTTCTGGATTTGATTCTGGCTGTTGAACCTGTTCAGTTTCATTGGATGCATCATTCATCATATCCTGAACCTGTTGTTCGGTTAAATATTGTTTTGCTGCTTTTTCAAAAATATCTTTAAATTTCATTTTATATATTTATATTAAAATTAAAGCAATTTAGTATATTTTGATTAAGTAATAATATAATGGACGAGAGTTTTATTTTCAACAAAAATTCATATGTGGCATTTGATGGCACTAGTTTAAGAGATATTATAATCGATAGATTAAATAGAGGTAAAGTTTTTACTGATCAAAATTATCAAGGTTCTAATATATCAGCTATTATAGATGTTATATCATATTCTTTTAGTAATTTATTATTTTATTTAAATAAAACATCATCAGAAAGTATGTTCTCAGAAGCTCAATTATACGAGAACATGAATAGAATTGTCAAGCTTTTAAATTATAAACCAGTAGGTCCACAGGGGCAAACTATTCCTATTAAACTAACTATAACAAATATTCCAAAAGGTAATTATATTATACCAAAGTATAGTTATGTAAATGTTGGAAGTACAACATATTCTTTTAATGAAGATGTATCTTTTACAAAATTAACAGATTCTATAAGTGAAGATATAACAATATTAGATAATACTATAACATTAAGAGAAGGTTTTTTTCAAGAATATCCTTTATATAAATCCGGAGGAATAGATAATGAAAAAATATATCTTTCTGTTGATTCTAAAGTTACAATAGATAATTTTAACATTCATGTATATGTAAAAAAATATAATAGTGATACATGGGAAAAATGGACAAGAGTGCAGGATTTGTTTTTAAATAAAGCTACGGATACTGTATACGAAGTTAGATATAATGAAAATAAAAGATATGAAATAACTTTTGGTGATAATATAAATGGAAAAAAATTAGAAAAAGGTGATACCGTAGCGATATATTATTTAAAAATAAATCCAAACATACAAAATGTTGGTGTAGGTGCTATGAATAAAGTATCTACAATTTTATATAATTCTATACAATTTACCGAAATTTTATCTGATACTGGAATAGATTCTGGAAATTATTTAAATTCTAATGGATGTTTAAATGTAAAAATAAGTAATGATTATCCATCCACCGCATATTCACAAGAAGAAACTGTTGATGACATTAGAAAAAATGCTCCTCAAAGTTTTAAATCTCAAAATAGATTAGTAACAGCAAAGGATTATGAAGTTTTTATTAAAAGTAATTATAAAAATTTAATATCAGATATTAAATTATTAAATAATGACGAATATTTAAAACAACATATAAAATATCTATATGATAATGGATTAAAAAATCCACAAGAAGATACAAAAATATTATATAATCAGGTTAAATTTGCAAATTCTTGTAATTTTAACAATCTTTATGTTTACATGGTTCCATCAAATGAAGGACAAGAATATTTAACACCATCTCAAAAGGAATTTATATTAGAAGGAGTAAAAGAAGTTAAAACAATAACAACACAAATTATTCCAATAGATCCTGTTTATGTTTACATGGATTTTTATTTAAAAAAATCAAATGATGATGCAGTAGTATTATCAGATATAAATCAAACTAAAATATTAATCAATAAATCATTAAATACCAGAAGAGCATCTTCTGCCATAGCATTGGAAATAAAAAAAATATTCGATGACAATTTCTCAAGACAAACATCTAAATTAGGACAAATAATAGATATATATCAAATAGCAAATAGCATAATCAATATTGATGGAGTTGATAACATTAAAACATATAGATCAGATATAGATTTGACTATAGATGGTTTATCTTTTGTTATATGGAATCCCACATATCCAGAAACGGATGTTAATGTTTTTACTCAAAATATAACATTAGAAAATTTTAAATTTGCATTATTCAATAATATTGAAAACATTTTAGATAGAATAGAAATAGTAGAAAAAACTAATTCTATAAAGATAGCAGACTTTTAATAATTTATGGGTAGTTTATCAATAAGTTTAAATAGAACGACCGGATATACAAAGGCTACTAATTTTAGTGTATCCGTAAATTATACACCATTAGATGATTTAATAAAAATAAAATGGAGTTTTGGTGATGGTGCTATTATTTACGATAAAACTGAATTGGATCACTATTATGCCGTGCCCGGTGAGTATGATATAAATCTATTTGCTTATACTGAAACAGATGTTCTAAGTGCAAAAAAAACCGTAAGAGTAGAAAATTATGTAAAAGATTCTGTTTATTTCAACATAATTCCACCTCCTGCTTTTGCGGGTCATATAAACCGCTATCCTTTTAGAATAAACATTACTACTGCATCAGTAGGAGAAAATATAGTAGATTTATATGCTCAATATTCCAGATCATATCCATATCAAGATCCGCAAAACAAATGGTCATTTTTAAAACCACAGTGGAGATTTTTAGATTTAGATGGAAATCAAATTTGGAATATTAAAACAATAGATTCTCCTTTAAAAATAACAGCAGATGGTATAGTAGATCAAATAAACGGAACTACTGTTGGTGTTTCCGGTTATGCAGAATTTTATTTTGTTGATGATATATACAACAACGATTTGGCATTTGATGGAGAAAATTATACAACATTATGGGCTACATTACAGACAAGTGGAAGAAGAGTAGTGAGTGATAGTTTTAATGCCGATTTAACGCTACCAGGCTTCGCTAATAGCACTGCTAGAGCATTTGCTCCTTATATGGTGTTGAAGAGATTTCCTGAAAAATTGTTAATTACAGAAAATGGTCTGCGACCACATTCCAATCCAAGATGGACGGGTTCCGTTCAACCTGTCATAATAAAAGCAGGTTTTGATGATAGTTTTTCTGATGATTGGGTGGATGGAAACGGAATATTACAATACCAACCTTTTGCTAAATATATTCCATTAGAACAGCCGGATATATATTTTGATGCAGGAGTAATAAATTTAAGTACAAATTTCGTACCACAACCATGTTTTAAATGGATTGATGATACAACATTTAAAGTTGCAGGTTATTATAAAGGTTCTTTTTATGTTGATCCGAATACACCATATGCATTTAGTACAAATATAACAGCAGCTGCAAATATAAACACAGGTTCTACTATATCATCATATTTCAATCCACATATATGGCTACCTAATCCAAATGCGGGAACTGTTTCTGTTGCACAATACTATAAAAATAACAATTCAGATTTTGGACAAATTGATACCACAAATTTACAAAATGCACAGGTTAAAACTTTTGAAATGCCTGTTATTGATACTGTAGATTTTGAAAAAGACCCGATGGCATTATCAGGTTTTCATGGTATATATTCCGTTGCATCTCTCCCCGCACCAAATTATCATGCTTGGTTGTGTGATTCTGAAATGAACACCATATATAGAGTCTCTACAGTGGGTCAAATATTGTGTTCAATTGATTTAAACGAAGTAGTAAAAAAATACAATTTGGGATATGATATAGAAAATGTATTAAGTCCTTCTTATATAAGTTTGGACGGAGAAAGAAACATATGGGTTTCTTTATATGATACAATATCGGTACTAAAATTTAATCCAATCGGTGATTTCTTATTTGCTACTACTCCTATAAAAATAAAAGAAAGTGTACCTACTGGTGTATATGATTGGTTTATACAAAATTCATACTATCCAACAACTGTAAATAATTATGACCATAGATTGGTAGAACCAACCTGCATAGAAACCGATAAAGATAATAATTTATGGGTTTCTTATTCAAATTATTTAAGTGGATTTGTAACCAAAATTGATAAAAATGGAAATTTACTCTTTAGTACCAGTTCTCCAGTATGTTCGACACCACAAGAAATAATATCAGATAAAGATGGTAATGTTTGGATATGTAATAATGGAAATGTTTGGGGTACATTTGGATCAATACAAAAAAGATCTTCAACTGGAACATTATTAAGTACATTTAAAGGAATACAAAGTCCAAACTATTTGACATTAGATGTGTCACAGAATTTATGGTTTTCTTATGGTTATAATAAAATAGGTTATATAAACAATATAAATGGAAACACATTAACATATACTATATCTGGAACTACTTTATGTTTAGCTGATAATCCATATGCAGACTATCCAAAATCAAATATAGCATTTTCGAACAAATATCCTAGTAAAACTCCATGGTTTAATGAAAGTCAAAACGTAGATGAAACAGCAATAGAGGGTATAGCATGTGATATGAGAGGTTATCTATACATAATAAATTCGATAGAAAATATGGTTTATGTTTTTGATAGCATAGAAAAGAAAAAAATAGATAATTTTTACATATCACCACAAGGATTTTTATTCTTTCAAGCAGATCAATTAAAACCCACTAAAATGGAATATTGTGAGTGGAATAAATCTCTTCAGGCTACCGGAGATTGGACAGGTTCTAGATGGATTAATAAATACGCAGAAAAATATTTGCCATATTTTACTACTACTAGTAAATCTTTTTATATAACCGGAATATCTGATAAATTAAATTTTTATGATAGATCTGTTTATACTGCATTTAAAATAAATGAAGATTTTAATTTAGCAGAAAGCATGAAACAATTTGCTCATATGCCAATTTTGCAAAAAAGTGAATTTTTCTTTGATGAATTTTTGGGAAATATTTTTGGTAAAGAACCATTTTATCAAGATGATTTAGCTGTCACTGCGTACGAAAAAATTGCAAACTTTGTAAACAATACATCCGATCCAGAAACATGTGAAATACCTCAATTATACGATTTAGCACAAATGATAAATTCTGAATCGGAAGATTTGCAATTAAATTATCCACCAACTATAAAAAGGGTAATGAGTTTTGCCAGTATCAATCTTTCTAAATTATTAGGAACCGAATGTAATTGTGGTATGTCTTTTGAAAGACATAACGACTGTGCAAAAGTTGATATTTGTCCATATTGCAAAAAGGAAAAGAAAAACAATAGAGGAAATTTAATAGATACTTTAACTTATACAGTAACTGCTGGTAATCCATTGGTATTAAAAACCAAATCTATAAATAATTATAGATTGATTCCTACTGGTATAGTAGACGATAAAACCAAATATACTGTAAATGTATTGGCGACATCAATTGGATTAGGTAATGATTGGACACAGTATTATGAATTTTATGAATATATACCATATTGGAACGGTGGAATAATAGAAAATTTAATTGATTGGAATAGCGATCAGACAACAATTAGTAGAAATTTATCAACAAATGATGATTGGTATAAAGACGAAGGATTATTGGATATATTTTTCAACTATGAATTGTATAAAGGACTTGGGTTGTTAGATGATTGATAAAATGATATTTTAATCTAAATATTAGATAATAACATGGGTCTTGAACAAGGATATAATATAACAGAAGTTGGTAGTTGGCCATATGAAACATATAGAATATCGCCAATTACACCTAATATGTTTAGTATCGGTGATCAATATGACTATTTTTACAATTCCTATTATTATTACATAAATAATCCAACAGTTCAGATAGATGAAATATTCAGAGATTTTGTATCTTATAATAATATTACACTGGAAACTAATCCAGAAGGTAAAACACTATCTTGGAGATCAACTAATTCTTACGTAGAAACGAATTTATTATCTTCTAGATTAAATGAGTATGGTCCATTTTCTCATTTTTATAAAATGGTTGGAAATAACAATAATACTGTATATAGTTTAGCGTATTTTCCAAAAAAATTATTTCTAAAACCAATTAGTGCAACAAAAATTACTAATGGTGGAAATACATCATTTATATTAACATTATCTTCTATAATTTTAAATTCTTACGTTGAATATTTTAATGCTCCGATACCAACAGCGGGATTGTATGCTCCGAATGCACATTTAACCTATACAACAAGTCCTAGAGAGACATTATATATAAATAATCAATTATCAAATAAAATAACACTTTTTTATTCTATATGTTCATCTCAAACAATAATAAAAACACCGATTACAGTTTCCAATTACACAAATATAATATTAGAGCCTGATTTAACATACAAAAAATTAAGAAAAGATTTTTTCTATTTAAATGCAATTTTTAATTATTGGAATAAAAGAAAAATTAATCAGAACGAATCGATTATTTATTTTGAGCAGTTAAATTATGTATATATTGACGATCCTTTATCCGTAGAGCCTTATACCTCAAATTTTATTTTATATTATGATACAAATCTTAATAAAAATTTACAAACTTTTTCTTATGTACAATCCGCAATATCTGATAACATAGATCCTCAAAATTCTGCTTGTTCTATGTTAAGTGCTATGGTGTATTTAGATAGTGCAAACATAAAATATTATCAAAAATCTACAAGAGTTGGAACAACTTTAGTAAGTGTTGTTAGTGCAACTGATAATAAAATAAATTTATCATATATATGTGATTCTGATACTTTGAAATTTTCTAAAGAAAAAGTAATAGATACAGTTAATAACTATTATGTTCATGGTAGACCAACTTTTACAAAAAATGATATATGGAAAGGCATAGTACCAGAAGTACAATCCAAAAATGACACTATAACATTTGTAACCAAATATCCACCATATTATTATACATATGGTGTATATTTGACTAGTACAACATTACCAAATCCTACAGAAAATACAAATTTAAATTTCAATTTAAGCACTATTCCGATTACTGATACAACAGCGGATTATTTTTCCGCTATAACTTATATGTATTCGGATTTTAATTTTTTACAATTAGATTTAAACACATATACAATTGGAAATGAATATATTATATATGAAACAGAATTTACTGATACCAATCTATTAAATGATATTAAAGTATATTATAAACAAAATGGAAATAGAGTATTATATGATTTAGCAACTCCAACATGGGTTAATGCTAAAGATGCTAGTGTATTAGAAATAACAAATCCAAAAACATTTATTGGTAATCCAGTATTAACAATAAGACCAAAATTATCTACATCATCTGGTTTTAAACATGCTATTAAAAATTCTAAAATAGTTTTAACTGGAAAATATGATGCACCAACTTATGATTTGGTTGTTAATACGATAAAAGAAGGTAATGATTATATAGATATATCAGCTGAATCGATGATCACAGAGGATGAGGCACCGGGTATTGATTTACAGAATTCAAACATAAAATGGACAGTTACTCCATATGATTCAAATGTAAAAATAAATTACCTATTAAAAGATTCTAATGGAAATTATAATCCCGTAAATTTTATATCAAACGATACTTTAATACCATATAATATAAATTCTTGGGCAGTAAGAGTATCAGGTTATGGTGGAAATCAAAAAAATATCACTTTATTTTCACAAAAACAAAATAAATCATCGACTATAAAAAATGATTTATTTTTTTATGATGCATTTATAAATAAAACATTAATATTAGAACCAAAAATAGCATTAAATAATTTAAATGAAATAAGAACAATAACATTAAGAACTCTATTGCCATATAAAGATAGGATATATAATTTACCATCAACAAATAATATATATTGGGACTGGACTTATAATAACACCTATAATAATACAACACCAATAACAGCATATTATGAAAATGGTAATGTTTATGAAAGAGGATCAACGGGATCAACCCAATCATTAAGTTGTTTAAGTTTTAAAATACAACCCGATAGTTCTATTAATCAAGTTATAAATGATATAAAAATAAAGGTATATACGGCAGATACACAAGAATTGGTTTTTGGATCATATGATGATTTAAAAGTAGATAATTTTCCTAGTTCAAGTATAATAAATGCTGATTTTAAAATAGTACATAATACACAACAAAGTGAAACCATATTAGATACATCTTTGAATCAAAATGTATTAACACGTTCCACATCACAAAATACAGATTTTTTACTTAAACCTAATATTTTAAGTAATATATCTTATACATCATATCAATGGAGTATTTTGCAACCTAATGGTACAACAATAACAAATACAACAAACTATAATTATAATTATAATTTTACTCAAACTGGAAAATATACTGTTACTTTTACATTAAAGGGTGCAAAAACCAGTATGTGGTCAATATTGCATGATATACAAAAAACTATAACTGTATATAAAATATCCGATTCTGAATTTAATAAACAATTAAAATTTATTTCATATCCAGAATATGCATGGAAAAATAGTGATCAAGCAAGTATATTAACATCATCAAATTATAATACAATAGCTGCTGGAACTACTGCATACGCATATAAAAAAGACGAAACAGAAGTATTTTATGTTTCGGCAAATGGAAATTTTGATAGATATGTATATAGACAAGGTTCAAACAGACAATTATTGCTGGATACAACAAATGACGGTGTTAATAAATTGACATTAAACTACAGTGATGAATTTTCATCATCAGTTGGAACTAAGTTATATCTTTCTGCATTCAATGAATATTTCCCATCAAATACTCCACTATATTATAAGACTATATATAATGGAGTATTGGTTACAAGTAGTTATAATATAGTAGCAGAAACAATTCCGTATAGTATTAGTAATCCAAGTAATTTACTATTTTTCCAAAATCCAAAATTAATGGATTATAATGGTATAACTCATACATTTAGTGCCACTATAACATCATTTGATTTAGATGTTAATAGAAGTATAATAGTAAGACAAAAATTTAATACAAATCCTTTAAATACTCCAGCAAAAATACAATCTGAACAATCTACTATTACATATATATTGTCAGCACCGAAATGGATAGCGAAGAGGGAAATTCCAGCTGTTGATGGATTATTTAATGTTTTCACCATTAGGCCCGGTGATGACTTGTCTCCTCTCAGAGTAAAAAATACCTCTCTTAATACTCTATATTTAAATGCAAGTTCCAATTTAAATATAAAAATACCGGAATCTACATTTGATACAATAAATGTAGGAAATTTGGGATTACGTCAAGGTGGAGATTTTTGGGATACTAAAAATATATTAATAACCCAAAGATCAAACTGGGAGACTCTTCAAGCTTATACAACATCAACCACACCGGAAATGTTTTTAAATACAAATTATATATTGTCTGGAACTAAAGTATTTGTTGAATTTAATACACCCGAATATACAAAAAATCCAATAGTTTCTTATACTGTAAATTTTGGAGAAGGGGGTATACAAACAAATACTAAGGATCAAAGATTTTATTATACATATAAAACACTAGGAACTTTTTATATAACATATAGTGCAATATATGCGGACAATTCTAAAAAAGTATTCATAGAAAAAACACCATTTATTGTTAAAAAAAATTGGGATGAATATAACAGAGAAACTATAAGAATTATAAATGAAGCAAATTTACAATTACCATATTCTTTAAATGATATAGCTATACAACCTAATGAATTTGGAGATTCTGATATTTTCAATACTGCTTTAAAAAGAATTGATGATAATTTAAATTATTTAAAAAATAATATTCAAACTATTAATAGTTCTGCTCCATCATATTATTATGGGTGGATGGGTTCAAATAAAGATAATAGATCAGATGGTATAAGATGGTATACTCAAAGTTACGGATCAGAATTTTATGAAACACCAAATTATACATCTTCAGAAGGAACATCTTATTTTACTGATATTAAAGATATACATATAGGAAATTATATATATGTATTAGATGATAAAAAATTTAGACTATTCAAAAAGGATAAAAGATGTCAAGAGGTTATTTTTTCAAATGCATCAGATATGGATGAATTGTTTTTTGATCCAAAATCAATAACGGTAAATGATGATGAGACATCAATATATGTGGCAGATTCTATAAGAAATAAGATATTTAGATTTGATTTTGATTTTGCTGATGTTAACAATCCAATATTTAGTTTAGTTTTAACAGTTGGAATGTTGGGAGCATTAAACGATAAAAATAAATTTGATTTTCCATCTGAAATATTTTACTGGAATGATAATGTTTTTGTTTTAGATTATAATAATAATTGTGTAAAACAGTATAG